TGGCAGTTTGTGCAGCTGTCGCTTCCGCACTTGCAACCTATTTTGCGACACAACCTGAAACGGAGATTGATATTCAAGTCGGATAATTTGTATTTATGGTATATTATGTGCTAATGGGATTATTCGATCGATTTACAGCAAGATCAAATCAGCAAGCAAATCCAGTAGATGTTGCAGCTGCATTAGCACCTTACAACTCTCAGCAATTAGTTGGCGGAATTCTATTTGGAACTACAACCGCAACTCGTGAACAATATATGGCTATTCCTTCCGGTGCTCGTGCAAGAAATATAATTTGTTCAACAATCGGTTCATTACCACTTGAGCAATACAATCATTTTACAAATGAACATGTAAGACCAAACAGAGTAATCATGCAACCAGATCCAAGAGTTGCAGGATCAGCAATATATGCGTGGATCGCTGAGGACTTGCTTCTATACGGAGTTGCGTATGGAATGGTTATGGATGCTTATGCTGCAACCGATGCTTCAAGAATTCGTGCATGGACAAGAATTGCACCAAACAGAGTTTTTGCTTCACTAAATGGTAATTCAACCGAAATCGAATACTACACAGTTGATGGAAAGCGTGTGCCTCCATTTGGTTTGGGAAGTTTAATTGTATTTAATGGTTTAGATGAAGGAATACTAAATCGAGCAGGTCGCACAATTAAAGCAGCAGCAGAATTAGAAAAAGCAGCTGAGATGTATGCTAAAGAGCCAATGCCACAAATGGTATTAAAATCAAATGGCACAAATCTTACTCCAGAGCGAATTACAAAACTTTTAGAATCTTGGAGAGTGTCAAGATCAACAAGAGCGACTGCATTCTTAAATGCTGATGTTGAATTACAAGCATTAGGCTTTGACCCTGCTAAATTACAATTAAATGAAGCTAGACAATACTTGGCTTTGGAAATTAGCAGAGCGAGCGGCATTCCGGCAAGTTTCGTATCTGCTGAAACAACTAGCATGACTTATACCAACACTTTAGCCGAAAGAAAAGCATTAATTGACTTTTCACTTCGACCAATCTTAACTGCAATTGAGCAAAGATTATCTGCTGCGGATTTTTGTCCTAACGGAATTGAAACTCGTTTTGATATTGACGATTTCTTGCGTGGATCTGCTTTAGAGCGTGCGCAAGTTTATGAAATCCTAAATCGCATTGGCGCAATGAGCGTTGAGCAAATCCAAGAGGAGGAGGATCTAATTCGATGAAAATTAGTTTCCCAATAGAAATAACAGCTGCTGACACGAACAAGCGAACTATCTCAGGAAAGATCGTAACTTGGGATGAGCAAGGCTCAACAAGTGCCGGATTAACTGTTTTTGAGAAAGACAGCATTGATTTCTCTAAGCCTGTAAAATTATTACTCGAGCACCAAACAACAAAGCCATTGGGCAAGTTAATTGATATAACTGCTACAGATTCAGGCTTGGAAGCGACTTTTCGTTTAGCCAAAACATTTAGAGCTGATGATGCTCTTGAGGAAGCAGCCACCGGACTTCGTGATGGTTTTAGCGTGGGCGTAAAGATTAATGAATGGAAAAATGTGGAAGGCGTGTTACGCATCCAGTCAAGTTCCTTGCAAGAGGTCAGTTTGGTAACTGATCCAGCAATCGACAGCGCAAGAGTGGCTGAGGTCGCAGCAAGTCAAACACCAGAGAATTCCGAAGCAACCGCTGAGGAAACTACAACACAGGAGGACAAAGTGTCTGATACAACATCAGAAGCTCCTATCGCAACCGAAGCGGTAGAAGCATCACAAGCTCCAGTTGTAACTGCTCAATACATGGCATATACAAAGCCTCGTGTTGATACAAATGTTACAGCAGGACAATATCTAAACGCACAAATTAAAGCATTGGGTGGCGACAATGATGCTCGTGACCTACTTGCAGCATTACAGATTGCAACAGTTACTGAAAACACCGGAACTGTTCCACCAAACTATTTGCGTGATCTAATCGGCATAATTGATTCAAGCCGTCCATTTATCGATTCAATCGAGCGAGCACCACTACCAGCAACAGGAATGAAAATTTTCACACCTAAGTTGGGCACACAAGCAACTGTTGCAGTAACTTCAGAAGGTTCAGAGTTTTCATCAACTGACACCGCTGTTACATTCCAAGAGGACACAATCGTCAAGTTCGCTGGAGCAAATGTTGTAAATGTTGAGTTGTTTGATCGTTCAGACCCGGCATTCGCAGAATTATTGGTTCGTGAGTTAGCTGCATCTTATGCACAAAAGACCGATCAATATGCTGCACAAATTGCATCACAGAATGCAAGTGCATCAACTGGCGCATCAATCTACGCATCAATCGTTGATGGAATTTCTGATTCCTATGGCGTAATGCGCTTTACACCTAACCGACTATTGGTTGCTCCTTCAGGTGGAACAAACGGAATTGACTTTGCTGGATTACTTGCAGCAACAGCTGATAGCCGTCCACTATTTGCAGCAGCAGCACCACAAAATGCTGCCGGCGTGATTACACAAGGATCAACAAACGGCACAGTTGCTGGACTTGATTTAGTTGTAAGCCCTAACTACACAGGTGATGATGCTAACGCCAAGCATGCTTTGGTTTATCCATCACAAGCAATGCGATTCCACGAGAGTGGCACAGTAGAACTTCGTGCCAATATCGTTGCAAACGGACGCATTGAAATTGGTATCTACGGATATGTTTGCGTAGTTAATCGCTACCCAACCGCATTCCGCAAGCTAGCAGTAGCCTAATTTAACTGAGTGCCTAGGGTTGCTCCCGATCCTAGGCATCCATTAATGGGAGTAAGGAGATGACATGCCAAGCATAATTACAGCCACCGAGTTGCGATCCGTCCTTGGTGTGTCATCCGCCTTGTATAACGATACTTATTTAAACCAAATTATTGACACAGCAGAAACTGTTATTCTGCCTATGCTTGTTACATTCAAAGCACCAATTCAAGCAACTTCATTGTCAGACAATGTTGCTACATTTACCACACTAGGAATTCATGAATTTACCGAAGGGCAATCAGTTGTCATCACAGGATGCGGATCACCTTACAACGGAACAAGAGTTGTGCTGGCAGACAATCTTGGACAATATACCTTTTCAGCATCGATCACTAACGCCGATATACTCGAGGCTAATGTCATCCCATCCGGAGTTGCTACCCTTTCTGGCGCATCAACTTATGTTGGAAACGCAGCTGTTCAGTCAGCCGTCTATACAGTTTCAGTCGAAGTCTTTCAAGCAAGACTTGCCGGAGGAGGACAAATCGAAGGAGTAGATTTTTCACCAACACCATTTAGAATGGGTCGATCACTTTTCAATAAGTGCGTTGGTTTATTAGGTTCATATATGGATACTGAAAGCATGGCTCTCTAAATGCCTAACGAAACAATCCTTCAACAAATCCGCACACCTTTAGCAACTGCCTTATCTAGCGTCGCAGGTAATGTTTACGCTTTCGTTCCAGAGTCAATAATTCCGCCTGCAATTGTGTGCGTCCCGGATTCGCCGTATCTTGAATTTGAAACGATAAGCAAAACAAACATTCGGGCTAAAATAAATATGACCATTACAGTTGCGGTTGCATATAACAGCAATCCTGCATCGCTCGACAATATCGAGCAATTAATCATAAGTGTTCTGGCAGTTATTCCGGTTGGATACATTGTCAGCTCGGTTGAAAGACCGACAGTTACTCAAGTTGGTGCATCAACGCTGCTCATCGCAGATGTTCGAGTATCTACCTACTACACGCAAACAATATAAGGAGAAATCATGGCAACAGTCGTAATTACCGGTCGTGATGTTGGTTTATCTTTCACAGGTGGAACAGATATTCAAGCACAGGCGACAAACGCAGTTTTAACCAAGGTCAATGAGCGTCAGGTTTATCAGACCATGGAAGGCGAGGCTTACAAGACCACAAACATTTCAGGAACATTCCAATTGGATATGTTGGCTGACTGGGGCAAGGCAAACTCAGTTTGCGAGGCTCTATGGACAGCTGCTGAAAGCGCACCAGATACAGACATCAGCATGACACTTACAGCTGCATCAGGAGCACAATTCGTGTTTCCAGTAAAGCCAGAGTTTCCAACTGCTGGTGGTTCAGGTGTTGATGCTCAGACAGTATCATTCACCTTTACAGTATCTAAAGGCGCAGTAACCGAAACTTTTAGTTAAAAAATAAAACGGGAGCAAACAAATGAAATTACCAATTACAATTGAATATAACTCAGGCGATCAAGCAACATACATTGCACAACCGCCTGAGTTTGCGAAATGGGAGAAACAGACGGGAAACATAATTGGTCAAATATCTGAGAAGTTGGGTATTTGGGATCTTATGTTTTTGGCTTATCATGCACATAAGCGAGAACTTGGTGGATCCAAGCCCGTCAAAGCAATGGATATTTGGATGGAAACTGTCGCTGATGTAATAGTCGGTGATGCAGACCCAAAAGTCATCCAGAAGGAAGCCTAAATCGATTATTGGTTGAGTTAGCAATAACTACTCACATACCAATGAGCGAATGGGTTGAAGCAGAGGATATTTTAACAGCGATCGAGATATTGGAGCGAAGGAATGGCAAATGAAACAATCGCCTACAACAAATCCGATCTGCGTGATATTTACAAGGCTTTCAAACTTATGGACGAGCAAGCAACAGAGGAAGCAAGAAGTCAATCTGCTGCTTTGGCGTATTTTGCTTCAGAGGAAATTAAGCAGGCAGCTAGAGGCAGAGAGAAATCTGGCAAGGCAGCGCAAAGAATTGCGGATGGCGTTAGTATCTCCAAGTCAAGCAAAATTGGTGAGTTCCGTTATGGTTTCGCAAAACAAAAGTTTTCAGGTGGGGCTACAACGCAAACCCTATGGGGTGGTATGGAGTTTGGATCTAATAAGTTCAAGCAGTTCCCTACATATTCAGGACGGCAAGGCAGAGGTTCAAGAGGTTGGTTTATCTATCCAACCCTTCGCAGAATTCAGCCTGAATTGATTAACAAGTGGGAACAAAGTTTTGATCGCATTATTAAGGAATGGATTTAATGGCAACCGGTAATCGCACATTAAAATTATCAATCCTTGCTGATGTTGATGACTTAAAAAAGAAGCTAGGTGAAGCCGACAAAGCGGTTGAAACCAACGCCAGCAGGATTTCAGAGTTTGGAAAGAAGGCTGCTGCTGCATTTGCCGTAGCTGCTGCTGCCGCTGCTGCCTATGGTGTCAAATTAGCCGTTGATGGGGTCAAATCAGCCATCGAGGATGAACAAGCACAATTAAGGTTGGCTGCTGCCCTAAAGACCGCCACAGGGGCTACCAATGCCCAAATAACCGCAACTGAGGGATACATTCGACAGACTCAATTAGCCACGGGCATAACCGATAATGAACTAAGAGCATCATTCCAGAGATTATCGGTATCAACCAAGGATGTTACAAAGTCACAGGATTTACTAAATTTAGCAATTGATATATCAAAGGGAACTGGTAAAGAACTTGGCACAATTGTTGAAGCATTATCAAAGGCTTATGAAGGACAAGATACAAGACTTGCAAGATTAGGTATTGGTTTAAGCCAAGCCGATCTAAAGGCAATGGATTTTACCGAAACCACAAAGGCATTGACTAATCTTTATGGTGGTGCAGCAGCTGCTAACGCTGAAACATTTCAAGGCAGAATTGATCGATTAAAGCAAGCATTCGCCGAAGCACAAGAAGAAATTGGTTATCGACTACTTCCATTTGTTGAAAGATTTGTTACTCTTATTGTGGATGAAGTAGTTCCTAGATTGCAAGAATTTGCTTCATATTTCGATCCAATCAAACAAGCAATTAAAGATAACCAAGAAGCCTTTGATGCGTTTGGTAAATTTATTATTAATATTGTAGTTCCAATCTTGATAGGCACATTAGGTGCTGCCCTAAAGACTGTTGGAGTTATTGCAGGTGAAGTTACAAACATTATTGGCAAGGTTATTTCAGGAATTCAGCGAGCTGTTGATGTTGCAATCGCTGCCATTAATGCTTTGATTGAAAGATACAATTCCATTCCATTGTTGCCTAATATAGGTTCAAATGGTAGCGGTGGAATTTCAAACGCTGGAAATGCTGGCGCATCAGGATCGTCAGATTTAAGTAATTCATCAGCCACCGATGCACAATTGCGTGCAGGAGCGTTAAGGGCTGGCACAACAGTAAATAACATTACAGTTCAAGCCGTAGATTCTGAGGGTGCTGCAAGAGCCGTTGCCAAAGTATTAAATCAGAGCGCATCAAGATCAGTTCCACAGCTTTACAACAGCGGGATAACTAGGGCTCGATAATGACAGTCTGGACACCTGACTGGAAATTAACTGTTGCTGGTGTTGATTACACCGACATTGCTATTAGCGATATTGCCCACCAAGCAGGTCGAGATGATATTTATACTCAACCTAATCCATCTTATTTGCAGGTTGCTCTAGTTGCCCTATCTGGTCAAACATTGCCATTTCAAATTAACGATTCTTTGAGTTTGCAAGTTAAAGATAGTTCCGGAACTTATGTAAATTTATTTGGCGGAGATGTTACTGATGTAACTGTTGAGGTTGGGGCAACTGGATCATTGGCAACTGTTGTGAATTACACAATCCTTGCAATGGGTTCATTAGTTAAACTTGCCAAAGAAATCTACAACGACAATCTTTCACAAGATGAGGATGGCGACCAGATTTATGAGTTGCTATCTAGCGTTTTGTTGGCATCATGGAATGATGTTCCAGCAGCTACAACATGGGCGACCTATAACGCAACAGAAACTTGGGCAACGGCAGGTAATCAAGGTTTAGGCGAAATCGATCAACCAGGGCTTTATACGATGTCTAGCAGATCAGCCGATCCTGATACTGTCTATAACATTGCAAGTTTCATTGCAGATAGCGCATTTGGTTATCTTTATGAAGCACCTAATGGGGACATTGGTTATGCAGATGCAGACCATAGGCAAACTTATTTAATAGCCAATGGTTATGTTGATTTGGACGCTAAGCATGCTCTAGGTCAAGGATTATCAACTATTACAAGATCCGCAGATATTCGCAATGACATTTATATCAATTATGGAAACAATTTTAATTCACAGGCAACTGCCACAAGTACAGAATCCATTGGCTTATATGGCTACAAAGCTGAAAATATCAGTTCGGCTATTCATTCAGGTGTAGATGCCCAAGAGGTCGCAGACAGATACATTGACCAGCGTGCCTTTCCGTTAGCAGCTTTTCAATCCATAACCTTTCCAATAACTAATCCGCAGATTGATAACAGCGATAGAGATAACCTTTTAGGTGTGTTTATGGGTCAGCCTTTAAACATTCAAAACCTGCCAACTCAGATCTCAAATGGTGTATTTGAGGGTTATGTTGAGGGATGGCGTTGGAGCACAAGGTTTAATGAATTATTTCTAACCATCAATCTTTCACCGGTGGCGTTTAGCCAAGTGGCGATGCGCTGGAATACTGTGCCAATCACCGAGGCATGGAACACACTAGATCCAACATTAACATGGGAATACGCTACAATCGTATCCTGAGAATAGGACAATATGGCAACCACTACTAATTACAGCTGGAGCACTCCAGATGATACAGCCTTGGTCAAAGATGGCGCAGCAGCCATTAGATCACTTGGCACAGCAATTGATACAACAGTTTTTACAAATGCCGGAGCGGCAATTGCAAAAGCCACAGTTGATGCAAAAGGTGATTTGATTGCAGGAACAGCTGATAACACAATTGCAAGATTAGCCGTCGGAGCAAACGATACAGTTTTGACAGCTGATTCCTCAACTGCAACAGGTTTAAAATGGGCTTCTGCCGCTGCTGGTGGAATGACTTTGATTTCAACTACTTCATTGACTGGCGCAACAGTTTCATTAACAAGTTTTAGTGGATACACAGATTTGCAGTTAATAGTTATTGGGGCTTATGGATCAAATCAAAATACATTCCAAGCCCGCTTCAATAGCGATACTGGCAGTAATTATTTTACAGGACAATTTGCCATAGGTGCAAATATGAGTGCAAATAGTGCAATTGTTTTAGGTGATGGTTTATCAAGTTCATCTACTGATGCCACAATAAGAAATTTTTCAGTTTTGACAATTCAAAGATACGCTTCAGCAACTCATGGAAAACCCTTTCAAGTGCTAGGCGGTTATATCTATTGGAGTAATACTGCAAATAATTATACTTCTGCTTATAATGCTATTTATCATTCGACTACAGCAATTACTTCAATTGATTTATTTATGGCATCAGGAAACTTTAGCGGTGGAACAGCCTACTTATATGGAGTGAAATAATGGCAAAAACAAAGATGATAAAGACAATTGTAAATTGCGAAACAGGTGAATTGGTCGAAAGAGAATATACTTCTGACGAATATGCCCAACATGCAATAGATTCAGAAAATGCTGTTGCAAAAGTAGCCGATGCTAAAGCAAAAGCAGCAACCAAAGCAGCATTGTTAGATCGATTAGGCATTACTGAGGACGAAGCAAAACTTCTGCTTGCGTAATGAAGCCTTACCTATCTAAAGCAGCTGTTCAATTACGGGAGCAGATCGATGATTCCTTCCCAGAGCGTTTGCGCAAATCTGATGGGTGGATTGGTGATGCTAGACATAGCGCAAGAAAGAGCGATCACAACCCAGACACAAACGGATGCGTGCGAGCAATTGATATTGACGCTCGGCTTTCTGACGACAAAGGGCTTTCAGCATATTTGGCAGATCAAATTCGATCATACGGGAAAACCAATGGTCGCATCAGTTATGTAATCCATCAGTCAAAAATTGCATCACCTTTACTTGGATGGCGCTGGCGTAAATATAAAGGCAATCCTCATAACCATCATGTCCATGTAAGTTTCAAGAAAGATCAAGATAAAAATTCTGAGTTTTTTCACATCCCACTACTAGGAGGCAAAGCATGAAACTATCAAACAAACACAAGGCAGCAATTAAGTCATATTTAAGAGCTGTGGCTGCTTCCGGTATTACTGTGCTATTAGCGATCGTTGCTGACATTCGACCAGAGTTTGCAATCCTTGCTGGAGCATTGGTTGCACCTGTTGTAAAAGCATTAGATCCTAATTCTGGCAACGAAGCCGATTATGGACTTAATGCGAAATGACGGCTCAAGATTGGGTCGCTATCGCTACTGGCGTATGCGCCATAACAGGCAGTTTATTCATGGGTCTGCGTTGGGTTATTAAATCCTATTTAGCAGAACTAAAGCCAAACTCAGGCACAAGCATCAAGGATCAAATTACAAGACTTGAACAGCGTGTCGATGATCTCTTTGTCTTAATCAGTAAGCGATAATTTTAATTATGGCGAACACTCGAAAACCTATCAAACGCAAAAAGATCAATCGTCGTGTCGTTCGCCAAACTCCTGAGCCATTAAGCAAGATCGATCAGCATTATTTGGCTTTGCACGAATGTTACAAAGCAGCTAGAAAAGCAGGATTTACGCCTGAACATGCTTTCTGGCTTATGACTGAACATAAGACTTTTCCTGATTGGGTCGTAGGCGATGGTGGGATCATTCCTTCCATAGATCCAACTGACGATGAGGATGACGATTAAGCGATACTTAGTAATAAGTGATTTGCAAATTCCCTATCATCATGAAACAGCTGTCAAGAATGTCATTAAATTGGCAAAGCGTGAAAGATTTGACAGCGTTCTATGCGTTGGCGATGAGATCGACTTTCAAACCATTAGCCGTTGGGCTGAAAAAACACCTTTGGCTTATCAACAAACTTTGGATGATGACCGCACAGCTACTCAAGAAATCCTTTGGGCTCTCACAGAGCACAGCACAGAAGCTCATATTATCCGCAGTAATCATACTGATCGCTTATATAACACTCTCCTAAAAGTTCCGGGAATGATCTCACTTCCCGAATTGCAGTATGCCAAGTTCATGGATTTTGAATCTATGGGCATTACATTTCATAAACAATTCTACGAATTTGAAAAGGGCTGGATCTTGGCTCATGGTGATGAGGGCAACATGAACCCCAACGCTGGACAGACTGCCCTAAATCTTGCCAAAAAGGCAGGAAAGAGCGTGGTTTGTGGTCATACCCATAGGCTAGGTATGTCAGCCTACTCAGAGGGTCTTTACGGGGCTTACAGACCCCTTTACGGCATAGAAACCGGCAACCTTATGAATCGAGCAAAGGCGAGTTACACAAAAGGGCTTGCTAACTGGCAAATGGGCATTGTGCTAATGGAATGGGATGGCAAGAATATGAGCGTGCAGATGATTCCAATTAACAAAGATGGCAGTTTCACAGCTCTTGGAAAGTCTTATGGGTCTTGAAACCGATTATCACGAACGCACGATTGATGACCATATCGATGATTTTGAGGATATTAGCGTTATCTAATCGTTATAAAACACGCCGTAAGTCAGGTAGATAAAAGACTTGATTTAGGTCAAACTTTATGTATTCACAGATCGTCTGTGGATATGTAAGGGAGTAACATGAAGTCAAATGAAAGAAAATGCGAATGGTGCGATGGCATCACTCGTGGGGATGTTTGTCCAAGATCTTTGGAATGTCCAACATGTTCTGCAAAAGCAGGATTAAGTTGCAAAAGACCATCAGGTCATAGAGCATCAGAGATTCATTTCGAAAGAATTAAAGCTGCATACGCTATCGATGATAAAAATGGCTTTGATTGGAAATTGGCTTACGCCGACAAAATTCCGGTGAACGCATGAAAATCAACGGAATTACAATTTTATGGTTCATGATAGCAACCGGCTTGTTAGCCTATGCAGTCAGTTTATGGCAAACCGAAATCTACAATCGGGGCTATTGGCGTGGGCGTGCAACGGGTTGGGATATGCACCGCCGAATGATTACCATTAAACAGCAGTCAGATGAAGTCTTTGATTATGACAAAAACTGAGCAGTTATTTGATGAGGTTATTACTACGATCCAACAGCGTGGAAGTGTTTACGGACATCCTTACTATAACCACAAGCGAATTGCAGGTCTTTGGTCTGCATATCTCGATTTCCCTATCACACCACACCAAGCTGCATTATGTATGGCACTCGTCAAGGTTTCTAGGCTTAGTGAAACTCCAGACCATGAGGACAGTATCAAGGACTTCATTGCCTATGGGTCTGTCTATAAAACCGTGCTTGATGCAGTCAAAGATGAAAACTGGGAGGATTAATAATGGCATTCAATCTTGAGGATTACGAGGATGTGGCTACTTTGAACAAATGGTTCATTGCCAATTATCCAATGGGTAGATCTGATATATCAGTTATCAGCCATGATCCTGAAAAGGGTTATATCTTGGTGCAAGCAACCTTGTGGCGAGATGCAGCAGATCCAGCACCAGCAGTTAGCAACATTGCATTTGGATCTAGAGAAACCTATATGGCTAATATGAAAAAATGGTATGTCGAGGATACTGCCAGCAGTAGTTTGGGAAGGGCAATAATAATTCTTAAAGGTTCAAACAAGACTGCTACAAAAGACAGCATGGAAACTGTTAAGGCAGATCAATCTTTTAAGGAGAAGCTAGAAAGCCGCCAAAATATGTATGGAAAAACCGGAAGCAAGTCAGCACAAATTGAAACGATCTTGAGAGATAGTTTTGCAGCTGATAAGAAAGAGCCTGAACCTGTTGCTTGGTCTGTTGGTGATGTTGTTGCTGAGATTGGTGCAGCAATACCGAATGAGCCACCTGCATGTCAGCATGGGCATATCTTGAAAGAAGGAATCTCTAAAGGAGGTAAGCCTTACTATGGTTATGTTTGTAAAGCAAAAGAATGTGCACCTAATTGGGCAACCTTAACCGCTAATGGAAAATGGTACTTTAAAGGAGGTGAATAAATGGGTGAATTACAAATTATAGATGGCTCAGGATTAACTGCCACCTTTACAGATGACGGAATTGTCGTAGAGCCATCAGTCGTGACTTGCGATCTATGCAACGATGACAGATTACTTCATGAGGGCGATCTGCTTCGCTGCTATTCCTGCCATGCAATAAACCGAATTCCGTATCATGCCTAATTACGATTACATGTGCGATGGTGAGGGGTTGCTGATTGTATTGGATTTACCAATGGATCATAAAATCCCTCATTGTCAAGTGTGCAATGCGCCTTTAAGGCGTGTCTTTACAGCTGTGCCTACAATCTTTAGAGGAACTGGATGGGCTGGTAAAGATGGTTAATTTTAGATGTAATTTCTGTTCAGCCAATACTGAGTTTGAGTGGTTAGACGGATACCCAGAAGCTGATGGTTTTAGGGTGTATCAATGCCTAAAGTGTTGCGCTGTGGGAACAAAGAATCTAGCAGAATCAACTGACACTCAAGAGCCTGTCATGCGCTGCACTAAATGTGGGTCTTGGATGTTTGCAGATAAGGAGTGCCATACATGTGCGCTAATCATGACGAAATGACGCATCAAATTAATTGGGCTTATCAAAATGAATTGCGTAAGCAATGGCTCTTGGATCATCCGGATGCACAATACATAGGATGGATGTCTATATGAATGACATGCCGTCTGACCTGCGGTTATGCCGAAGGATTTGGAAGCGTATGCTACCCTTAAACGCAAATTCGCTTTCAGAGCGAAAGGGCGATCTGCGAAGCAGAAAGATCGCAAGGTTTGGTTTGGTGATACCTCTGTTCATAGTCTTGAACATAAGCCTTTTAAAAGATGATTCCGTAGCTAAATCTTGGTCTGTAAATACATTAAAACAATATGCTTTTATAGAGCTTAATCATTCATTTACTGAGTTCTATTGTTTAGATGAGTTATGGCATAAAGAGAGTAGATGGAACTACAAAGCCAAGAACCCTAAGTCAAGTGCATTTGGTATTCCACAGATATTAGGGCTTAAAGAAAAGAATCCTATTAAACAGATTGATAGAGGATTGGCTTATATTAAACACAGGTATGATGAACCTTGTAAAGCATTACAACATCATAAGATTAAGGGTTGGTATTAATGAGTAAGTCTGCTCTACGATCTACTGGATCAACAAGGCATTGGCGATCTATTCGCAGCCGTGTGTTAAGGCGTGATCAGTTCATCTGTCAATACTGCAATCAAGAAGCTACAACTGTGGATCACGTCATACCTAGGAGATTAGGTGGGCTTGATAGTGATGATAATTTAGTTGCATCATGTAGTAGATGTAATTTATCTAAGGGTGGGCGGTTTTTTGTGAGCGATAGGACACA